GGCAAACTTAAACACTCTTGGCAAAACGCACTGGCTTCTCTATATAATTCGGCAGCATAATTAATATACGGATAACCTACCGGATGCTCGTACAACGGCGATTCGTAGTGTATTTTAGTTTCTATTCCTTTAATTGCTAAATGATGTTTTAATCCATTTCGATCATTTAGTTTAATTACATATTTGTGCCAAGCATGAACTGTACCTTCTGTGGTCTTGGGTGTGTCGACATAATTAGCTAATTCGGCGTTATAGTATTCTGCAATTTGTCGTCGACGAGATTGCCAAGCATTAAAATATTCGAGTTTAACTAACATTTGAGCGCAATCTGATTCGCTCATTTTACTGTTGGTGCCTGGAATCTCATGTCCACTGGTTTTGCCATTATCCCTAAGATTCATTAACGTATTGGCAAAGTTCACGTCATCGGTTAGTACCATACCGCCTGATCCGTAGTTGTTTAAATTCTTAGTCGGGTCAAAGCTTAGTACACTGATATCACCCATTGCACCACTGGGAACACCTTTGTAACTGGCACCAAAACTTTGTGCAGCATCTTCAATAATCTTTAAATCGTTGTTGAAGAAATCGGTGGTCATTTTAAACCGATCCCAGTCCACGGTGTTGCCAAAGATATTCACATACATAACACCTTGTACACCTGCGCCTTTAAGGGCGTAGTCTACGCTTTCTAAATTTATTAATGCTTGATCATCTGTGTCACACAATACTGGTTCATTGCCGTTCAGCAATACACTGTTGATAGTGGATACAAAGCTAATAGTGGGGATGAGAATTTTTGTATTCTCTAAAAATAAAACTTGTTGAGCAAATATTAAACCTTGACTGCAACTGTTAACTGCCACAGCATATCTGCGATGACATTTTTTTGCAATTTGCTTTTCGAACTCTTTAGTATAATGTCCGTCTAATACCTGTCCTGTACTGTAGACTTTGTCTACAGCATCTAATATTTCTTTTCGTAAATTGGCGTATTGCCTTTTTACTCCAAAAAATGGAATTATATTTTGCTCTGCCAAAACGGGTCACCTTTAAACCAGTCGTAGTATCGTTGAAATCCTTCTTCAACATCTACTCGAGGATCAAATCCAAAGTCCTTACGTGCAGCGTCGATGTTTAATGCTCCACGACTTGGAAAGTCTGCATCTTTGTTGCGTACTTCGATGCTTCCTTTTCCTGCGATTTTAACTGCAAGTTGAGCAGCATCTAGTAGGCTATAACTGTGACTTTTTGTAATGTTATATGTTTTATTATTTGCGTTACTGCTGAGTGCAGCCTGTGTAATACCACGTGCGGCATCTTCTACATACGTAAAATCAAGAGTCTCTCCTGCACCATTGACCTTGAGAGTTTGCCCTCGCATTGCACTGAGCATAAATTTAGATACTACTCGATCCTCAACATCCAGTTCTCCGTAAACAGCACTGGGGCGTATGATGGTATAATCAAAACATCCACGCCTGTGATAATCTTTAACAAGATGTTCTCCCATAAGCTTCATAATTCCGTATTGTCCTTGCGGATTGCAAACAGTATCTTCTCGTACATCATCAGTGAAATCGCCGTAGACCATGCTGCTACTAATATAAACAAATTTAGGAATTCGACTAATTTTTGTTAATTCTAACAATTTTACTAATGCAGTACTCATTACTTCGCTGCCCCAGATTGGATTTTGATTAACTACTTTCTGTCTAGGAAAACTTGCTAAATGAATAACAGCATCACAGGTATGACCAAACGTTTTAAAAATTGTTTCTACTCTGGAATGATCTCTGAGATCCAAGTAATGCACAGCACTATGAATTCTATTTTTACGAGCATTGATCAAATAAGACAATTCATCTTTGGGCACAAACCCATAATCGGTGGCACTGTCTATAATAAAACATTCGTGGCCCAGCTGTTCTAATTGTCTTACAACATTGTGCCCTATAAAACCAGCTCCGCCAGTAATTAAAAATCTCATTTAATTCCCCATTTCAATGTAAAATATGTTAGATCTTTTTCTTGCAAGTCTGCTATAATGGTTACTTTATTTTGAAAAGTATTAGAGTCCCACCCTGAATGCCATGTTGGGGTGTCTATAGCATTAGCCATGATCCATTGGCCTTGTTCACTCTTTTCCCAATTGTACAAAGGTTCAGCGACGTAGATTTCAAAATCATCTACGTCGCTCATAGTAAACTCGTGTACTTTTACTTTCATGTTATCGACTATTAAAAAATTTTAACAATTCAGATGCATACCATTTATGATGCAATATTCCTGGATGATTATTGTCTGAGCCTTTATCTAAGAACGTGTAATTGTGTATATCATATAACACTATTGCAAAATCTAAATTAGAAACATATTCGTATATTTTTATATCATGATAAGGTATGTTGCAGGGCATTATTGCAAGTATAAATTTTGCAGAAATCTTATTTAAAAAATTATGTACTTGTTCTATACTAGTAATCGATTCGTAAATCATATGATTACTAATTAATATGTTTTCTTTAAAATAATGTTTTACGTCATTGGTGCGATTAAAACTATGTCGATTAATATGATGAAATTTGTCGGTGTCATCTAAAAATGGAAATCTGGCAGAACCAGTTAATCCCCAGATAACAATATCATCTTTTTTAATGTCGGACCTTAGTATTTGATCTGCTGCCCACCCAACTGAAGAACCAGGCTCGGTTAAAAAACTAACAGGGCTATTCAACTCATTCGCTATTGGTTGACCATATCTTTCGTCTGGTGTTACACCTGTCCCGTGACTAAAACTGCAACCTACAATCCACAATTGTGGTGAATCTGTTTGACGTTCACTTTTTAATTTTAAAAAAGATTTCATACAGCCATGTCTGCTTTGATAGCACCATGACTTTGATAGTTGTCTAACTGAATATCAGCCATGGTAAATTTAGTGATATCTGTAACGTCTGGATGTAACCACAATTGTGGTGCAGGCAATGGTTCGCGTGATAATTGCTCTTTCACTTGATCTATATGATTTAAGTAGATATGTGCATCACCTAATACATGAACAAACTCTCCGACATCTAAATTGCACACTTGCGCGATCATATGGGTTAACAAGCTATAGCTGGCAATGTTAAAAGGAACGCCTAAAAACATATCACAGCTTCGTTGATACATTTGGCAACTTAGTCGTCCATCTGCAACATAAAATTGAGCAAAGCAGTGGCACGGTGGCAGGGCCATGTCTTGTAATTCACCTGGATTCCATGCAGTCAGTATATGTCTTCGTCCGTGAGGGTCTGCTTTTATTCCCTTAATTAATTCTAAGAGTTGATCTACTTCAACATTAATTATATCGTTATTGGCATCATTTAATCGTTGTTCACTGGTACGCCAATGACGCCACTGTACTCCATACACACGACCTAAGTCGCCTTCGAATTGAGGACCGCGCGGTGGAAATTTTTTATATCGGTTAGTCCAATAAGGTGCAGTGGCATTGTCGGCCCAGATAGTTTTCTTTTCAGATTCTCTACTACCATGTAGTATCTCTCGTAGACGCAGTTCATCCCCTGAGCCTTCGATAAACCACAGTAGTTCTGATACTACGCTCTTCCAAGCTAATTTTTTAGTAGTTACAGCAGGAAATCCATCTTGCAGGTTATAGCGTTGTTGCATACCAAACACGCTGATAGTACCGGTGCCAGTTCTGTCTGTTTTTTTAACCCCGTGATCTAATACATATTTTAGTGCATTTAAATATTGTTGTTCCATAACGTAAGTATAATTTTATCGACGGAATATGTCAATATTTTTATAAGTCATCCAAGAACATTTTTTATCTAAACTTGTTGCAGCACTGGTAACTCTGAAGAAAGTTAAATATTTTCTAAGATCAATTTGAACATCGGTTTTATATTGACCCTTAAAATGTGTTATGTGTACTTGATCTACCAGATCTTTTGTTTCCATTAAAATTCCAGGTCCACCAATTATCCATACATCTTTTTTAGGATAGTTATCTTGAATCTGTTTAATTTTTTCTGATATGTTTCCACGAATAGTAGACACACCATACCCAAAAATTGATCTGTTGGTGACTATATAATTTGTCCGGCCTGGTAATGGTTTAGGCATTTTAGGGTCGTCCCAAGTACGCCGACCCATAATGATAATATGGCCGTCAGTTTGTTCTTTAAAATATTGTAGATCTTCAGAATGGTGAGGCCAGGGTAAACTACCGTTTAGCCCCATACCTCCCCAATGATCTACTGCAAATATTGCTTTGATCATAATTTAGAAAGCAGTTTATCTGTTTCAGGTTGCACAGTTTTTTCTACTAGATCAATATCTACGAAAAAGTCTACGTTGTCTATATACATGTCTAGATCTTCAAGTCTTGAAGTAACATGTTCTTCGATGTCGTCGGGATCTGCTCCTTCAGCTAATAATTTTTTAATATCAACTGTTACCACAGTGCCGTCTTTAAGATGAACGTTTAATTTTTCTAGAATATGTACAGGTACTTCTCTTTTTTCAACTTCTTTAAGAATATTTTTCCAAATAGCTTTCGAGTTTAAATTAAGCTTCTTTGGCTTTGGCTGTTTTTTTGGATTTTGTTGTGCCATTTTTAACTGCTGAACCATTTAATTGTAACGCTTCTTCTTGTAATCTTGCAGCCTCGGCTAGCAATGCTTTTGCTTCGTTCTGCATACGTTGTGCTTGGGCAAGTCTGGATTTAGATAAGTCTTCGTCAGACAGTACATCTTTAATATTTAAATTTTCAGTTACTTGTGCTGGCGTGCTTCGGCTTTCTCTTGGGGCTCTCACTTCTCCTGGTTCGCGTCCATCAATAAGTCTACGACGTTTACCGGTCATTCCAGCCGCAGAATCTAAATCTGCTAGCTCTTTCAATGCTTCGTCACCTTGTGCAAGCTTGTCCAATATGCCATTTAATTCATCTAGACGAACAGTGCTTTTAGCATTAGGGGTAACAATAACTTGATTAGTTGGCACTTTTTTAATCATGCTTTCTTTGTGTAAAGTCTCTAATGCATTGCCGCCATCTTGCATAGTGTACCTGAATAGATAGTCGCTGAACTCTTTAGCTTGTTGTCCCGACTCACTTTCCAGTGCTGCCATAATGTCGTCATGGATGTGTCTGGGCAGGGTGTCTGGGTAGATAACAAGACACATATGGTTCTCGTTAGGTACAGTTCTGAATAAAATAACACATTTTTTATTATTGTGTTTACCTACGTGTTTAATCATAATTATTTCCTTAAGCAGATGGGGGTGCAGTTTGATCGGACTGCGGTGGAGTAATGACGTTTAACTCTACCAGGAACTGATAGAGTTTTTGATATGCAGTGCCGATTTCTACAAATTCTTCGGGCCTGAATGCGCCCCGGCTACTTGCTAATTGAATGCTACTTAATGCAGTTAACAGTTCTTTGGAAGGAACTACTACTTGTTTTGTGTCTTGATTATCTGTCGACATATATGCTCCGAAATATATAGATATTTAATCATATATTAAGGAGGCTAAATTTTTTTTAATAGCAGTTAATTTGATCCAAGATCAAACTAAAATAGCTAGCTTCGCCATGTATTTCAAATCCTGCAGATTTGCCCAAAGAAATAGTATTATCTTCATTTTGAAGATATGAATCACCGAACCAAAATCTTCCCTCTAAATTCTCTGAAATCCAATCAGTAATTTTTTTGTCATTGACATAAAGATTAAAATGCACTTGTTCAAAGTGAGGAGGACAATGTTCTACTCTTCGGAGTCCGAAGACGTTAAGGGGATTGATTTCACCGTACTTCAGCATCATGCTCTTTACAAAGTTCACAGATCATAATGAACTGATTATATGCTTCTCGCACACTTGCGTGTTTCATTAATTTATCTGCTTCTTCTTGCAATGCTTGGATTCCTGCTTCAGCAATGTCTCGGGCACTGCTAATGTTTAAAGTAGCCAACTCATCACCAAATTCTTTAGCTAATTTTTTCCAGGCCTTTGATTGGCCTGGAGTCAATGGTGTGCGTTGCGGCCGCATCTCACTGGCTTTACGAACAGCTTGACTCATTGCATCTTCGGCAACACGACCAGCGGCAATCAAAGCCGCATAGTTAGGATCAATGTTATAACGGCGACTACTACCGCCGGGATAGCTCATAACAAGATGGGTACCTTTAGTGAAGCTGTCTAAAAAATCGTTATCGTATTCAGCCACAGGAACATACTTACGCCCAATTTTTTCGTAGTAGATCTTTTTCATTCCATTTGTTTGACAAGATGATTAATTGCTTCAATGGTGCGAAGATTGATGGTAAGATCTTCTGGATGTAGCCAATAACCGTTTGGATTTGAATCAGACTGGGGATTCTTCTTCCATTCTTTAAGTTCTTTCTTAAGAAAGGATCGCCACTCTTTAAGATTTAATAACGTGATACGGTCAGCAGTAACACCGTCTAAACTAATTGGACCAATTTTTTTCATAATCCATTCATTTTCATTGGTAATTTTCGAAGTCATCGTCGTCTCGATTAAATTTATTACGCGATTTATTTTTATGTTTCTTATTTACAATACTCTTGTCGGATTTTTTATAAAAATCTTCTTGCTTATTTCGATGATTTTTTTTATAAAAAGCATCTTCGTCAAGTGCGTCCCTAAGGTCAATTCTCATTCTTTTCATTTGGAACAATTCCGTTACTGTGCTTATCAGTAATCTTGTCTGTGTCTTGATAAAATCTTTTTTCTTGTATTGTTAATTTATCTTTATGTATTTTTCGAGGATTGCCGCAAAGATAACATTCTGAGTTACCACAATCCATAGCATGTTTTTTATGCAATCGGTGTGGCTCTGTAACTGGAGCACCATGCTCTTTAGCAATCCTAGTCTGTTTTTTTACAGCATTGTCATCTTCAAACCTACGTTTACTGTTCTTAAGCTTGTCTTGTTCGTGACTCATATATACCTTCGATACACTAACAATATTTAAGTCTTAGTAAGATGTTATAACCATTTTAACGCAAATAGCGTAGCATCCTTTTTATCTTCAAAAATAAAACGTACACCAAAATTTTCAAATTCGCCGCCGCAGTGATGATATGCCCAATCTACAATATCGTTAACTTTATATCGACTATCAAATGGCGGAAGATCTACCATAGCCCATCCGCAACTAGACAGACATTCTACTAGACAATCAAAATCAATTTCTTTTGATACATCATTTGCCATGGTATCCAAAATATCATTGACAATATCTTTGTCAATGGTGGTAATATTTTTATGCATGAGCATGTTTTTTTGCCTCTTCATAGTGCGCCCAAACACCAAACTCGGGTTCTGCATCAGGGTTACCTTTGATAACCCAAACAGTGTCGCAATAGTCTTCAACTGCTTTTGGGTTCCATCCAAAGAAACAGAAGTCAGTGAACATAATCAGTTTCTTAGGTTCAATGTTGTTTTCTTTCAACCATTCCCATACGCAATGAGGATCAGTACCGCCACCACCACCGGGCTCATAGCTAGCGATATCCGCCATGTTGTCGCTAGTATATTCTTCGGGGTTATAAACTTCTGTATCCCATGTAATAACACGAATCTTATACTCGTCGTAGGACTCCATGATACCTTTAACTTCGCTCAAGAAGTCTTTAAGATCTTTTTCGCTGATAGAACCTGAAGTGTCAATAGCAACACATACATCAATTTGATTACCGGGCTTCATACCTGGCATAACTGCATCCATGTGCCAGCCGCGACGGTTAGGGCGCATCCAGCTAAAGTCATCTTTGATGGTAGATTGAATTTGCTGTTGAAGCAGTTCTCGCCAGTTTACTACAGGCTTAGTCAAATCTTTGATTAGTCGTTTAACACCTGCAGGCAAATTACCTGCGCCTACTGCCTGAGCAGCCTGCAACAGTGCTTCACGAATTTCGTCTTTGATCTGACGTTTTTCTTCATCGCTCAAACGAGGGCGGCCTTTGCCTTTGCCATCTTGATCACCATCTTGATCACTATCTTCACTGGAACCTTCTCCGTCCATGTGTTCGTCCAACACTTGCTGAAGCAGGTCACTGATGTCAATTTTTTCTGCTTTGTCGTAGAGGTCGTCATAGACTTCCTCAGCACTCCACCCTTTGTACTTTGGGTCGTACAAACAAGGAGTAATCTTGTCGCCAATTTTTTGTTCAATAAGGTCACTGTTCACGCAGAAGTCTGCGGCACAGTTAAACAGACGACGGTCACGGAAGTCGCCTGTGCGACCGATATGGTCGTATACATTATGCAAGACTTCGTGGCCAAACAAGAACTCAACTTCTTTGGGTTTGAGTTTGTTTACAAATTCGGTGTTGTAATAAAAACTACGACCGTCTGTGGCCGCAGTGCCCAGCCAGCTATCGGCATTAACCAATTTAAGACGAGTAGCAAGGTTGCCAAAAAATGGCGCACGAAGAAGAAGACCAATACGTGCAGTGACCAGTTTTTCACGCACTGTGGCATCCAATCGGGGATCTGTATTCTCCGTCAGACGCCCTGCAAGTTTATGTTCTGTTTTCTTTTCGCTTGATGTAGTAGCCATTTAGTACTCCTTGTTTATTCGTATATTATATTTGAAATTGGATTTATTGTCAAAAACAATTTTATAACCATTTTAAAGTAAACAGTTCTAATTCTTTAGACCCTATTAGGTAAATGTAACACTCACTATAATCACCATTATAGTGCCACGCCCAGGGATTATTTCTAACTTTATTATAATGGGGGTTTAGATAAATTTCGCGTTCACAGCTAGGTCCCCAAGTATCCCAGCACCACTCTCTGACAGTTAAAAAGTCGATAAATCTATCTGCGGTTAATCCTAAGACTATAGCTCGATGAGTAAAGAGAAGGTTACCTTTATGTCTGCGGTCTAATTTTTCAAGTTTGAGTTTCATAATAAATCGGGGACTTACAGGCCAAAGGAGTTGGAAACCTTGCCCCTAAACTTACTTCTGGCTAGCTGCCACGATGTACTTACCAAAACGCTTATGGAACTCGTCGAAGTGCTTGAGCTTGCCAGGCACGAACGGCAGGTTGTAAGTAGTCAGTGCAACACGGGCACCCATAACAGTCAGTTCAGTGGTAAAATTATCCATCATGAACTTAAAGAAATGGTCGCTCATATTGTGCCATTCTGCGCTGGGCTTGCCGCCATCCTTTTTTGCGGAGTCTTGCAATTCGTAGCACATAGCAATAGTCAGCGAGTACATAGCACTAATTTCTTTGACCTTGAGCTCAGTTACTTTACCTGCCAAAATGTCAGCAGGTTTAGGCAGTTGGCCTGCAACTTTGCGGTGTGCCATAAACTTAACTGCAACACCCTCGCCTACAGCACCTGCGACCAAATCAGTGAGGTCAGAATCTGACGTATCCTCATCTTCAAGAATTTCACTGACGAATGTCCAGCTACGCGGTGTAGCAAACGAACGCGAACTAGAACGCGGATCGAAGTCGTAGAGATCTTGTTTAGCAAAACCAACGTAACCAACCACGTCCTTGTGAATTTTGTTATTCACAGCCCAAGTCTCCCAGCTGGCATGGTCGACTCGCATTTCAAAGTGCAAGAAACGATTTGCCAATGGGGCAGGCATACGATAGGTAACACCTTTGTCGCTTTCGCGATTGCCTGCGGCCACCATAACAACATTGTCGGGCAGAACATACTTACCGATTCGGCGATTGAGAATCAGCTGATAGGCAGCGGCCTGAATGCTAGGTGCGGCACTGTTCATCTCATCCATGAACAGAACAACATAGGGATACTGACTAGCAAACTCTTCGTCGGGCAAATCGATAGGCGGTGCCCAATCCATTTTGCCCAGCTCTTTGTTAAAGTAAGGGATGCCACGCAGGTCAGTGGGTTCCATTTGTGCAAGACGCAGGTCGATGTACGCACCGCCCAAGTCTTGAGAAATGCCTTCGATTACTTCAGACTTGCCAATGCCCGGGGGGCCCCAAAGAAAAGCTGGACGCTTTTTCTTGAAACATTTAAGAATAGCACGACGAGCACCATCGCTGGTAACAGTGCGGCTTTCAGTTACAGTCTCTTTACCCATTTAAAAACTCCTTTGTGTGTAAAATTATATTATACCTAAAAACTGAATTATTGTCTGTTGTTATTTTACAAAAGCATAAGGTTGATCCCACCGACCAATGTTGACGTCGATGTAGTGACTACAATGAAAGTAATCAGTCTGGGCATCGGACTCGTCGAAATAGTCAGGACCATACATAGCTGGAATTACCTCAGACAGGAACTCTTTGGCGCGGCCAGTGAAGTGCTCGTGATACCAATACGGATTAACTTGGATATAATCGCCACCAAAGTCGATGTCACCTTGCTTAACAGTCAGCACCAGCGAGCTATGACTACGAACAGAAAGAGTGGCTTTGACACCGTACTTTTTGCAAATGGCTTTGATAGTAGGCGCCAGTTTTGCTTTATGCTCTTGACTCATGTATGCCATGTTGAACTCCGTTTTGTTTACAATACCAATATTATAGCAAAATTCCGAATTTTGGACAACCGTTTAGACTGGGCTAAACATTTTGGCACTTTTTTCTACAATGACACGGTATGCATCGATGGTTTTTTGGGGCTGAGCAAGAGGATTCTTTTGGATGAATTTCATTGTTTCCAAGAAACCCATACCCAGGAATTTTGACTCTTTTTCGATGTGTTTGATTGCTGTTGCGATTTGCATTTAGTGCCCTTTGTTACTTACTATACCATTATTATAGCAAAAATGGGATTTTTGGACAACCAAAAATCTGTTGTTTTTACACAACTTCCAGCATGTTAGCGGGTACTTTCCACAGCCCTTGATTACTACGAACTGTTACAAATTTAATGGCAATTTTGTCAACCGTTCCTGTAATAGTCATACCACGTTTAGTGCTAGTGAATTTCACAGAATCGCCCAACTTAATAGAACGGATTTTATCTTTGCGAAGTTGCCCACGAGCAAATTGAACAGCATTCAGGATGCTGGTGAGTTCTGCGTCGGTGAAATCGCCAAACATAATTGCTTGATTAACTTGTTGGATTTGGGTCAGTTGATTCAATTTGAACTCCGTTTTGTTTACTATTCCAATAGTATAGCAAAATTGGGAATTTCGAGCAACCAAAATATTGTTGTATTTTTACAACAAATGCACTAGTAATTAAGTATTACTTTCTAGATTACTTAGATATTTTTTAAGGTCGCCGTCCATGAGACTTAGCATGGCAGCTTCTTGTTCATCAAATACAACTATCCTATGAGCACCTATTAGGTAATACATGCCTTGAAATAGACGTTCTAATTGTAATAGATGTTTATTAGCCAGCGGTTTATCAAATTCAAATTTATAAGATTTTAATTTTAAGTCTTGAACAAGAAACTTATAACCAGCCAGACTAAGCCTCAGACTGTTGTTATCTTTGGGATTGTTCCAAATTTGATATACTAGCTTGCTGGAATGAACCCCAGACATATCCGAAAAAATTTTTGTAAGCTGAGTTTGATTAAAACGCTTTGAACCGACAATCACTTGGATTCATTAAGGAAAAATTCTATCGCCGCTTTTTAAAAGAACAACTGTAAACAAATCAGTTTTAAATAAACTGTTTAATTTTTTAGCAAGATTGATGGCATGACCCGGATTGCTAAAACTTGTCTTTTTATATTTTGGTCCAGGATAGCTGACCAGCATATTACTACTTTTAAGATTGATTGGGTTATTGTCGTAAAAAACCGCCCAAATGCCCTCACTGCTCAGAATCTGATCAGATTTGTAATTGATTTTATTTACGTGCTCAACCAGCACATTTGGTTTAGGTCTACTCATAGTTAATTGACTCTATTATATTTAGTCTAAGTATACTGGGTTTATTTAAACCCCCCGCCGTCAACGGAGATGCTAATGACACTGTCATTGGCATTATTTCGAATTTCTAATTTTTTACTTAGTTCAGCACAGTGGTTAAGTAAATCGAAAATATCAGCATGTAAACTGCGAGCTTCGTTGGCACTTAATGTAAGTTGTTTTCCGCCCGTTTGGTTCATAACTTTGACTTTATCATTGTAATTCTTTAAATGAAGACTTAGGTTTAACTCGTTCATTTTGCAGCCTTTTGCGCTTCGTTCATTTCTTCTTTAGTCTTAAACGGACCTTGGAATAGGTATCTGTTTAGAGTAATAAATTTTGGGCAATAACTCTTAACCCACCCATTGTTGAATTTGATAATGTAATATCCTGCACAATAAAAACTTTTGCTTTTACTGGTTTTAGTATATACTGGAAATTGATGTTTAACATCCCACAGTATATTCCATGGTTTATTGGTCACAGGATAACCATATACATTATGGTGTTCTTGAAGTACTTTTTCTTTTTTTACACCTTGATCAAATACTAAGTTATAAGCTTTACTGAGTAATTTAATAGTAGAAAATTTTTCTCTTTTGTTTTCTTGTACGTAAACAAATCCACCGTCGTCGATGGCTTGGATAGTAGCCACCTTAGATCCTCGTTGTTCTACGATCCAATATTTGTTTTTTAAAATAGGTTTGGCAATTAGTTCATTCATAATACTGTAAGTCCTGCAAATGCGATGTAGCACAATTGATGTGCCATTTGATCTAGTCCGAGATGATTCCAGAACTGGGGTGTGGTAATGTCTTTATTACCGTAATTCATTTTAGCCCAATCGATGTGATAATGTAAAATAAAATCTAATACGCCAATAAAAAGTGCAAATTCAATGTTAGCCCATCCAGTCACAGTCCAAAGACAAGCAAAAGTACCAACACCATGTTTAAGACTGTGCTTAACACCTAACCAGTCGAGGTAAATGCCTTTGTGTTTTACTTCTTCATCGTTTTGATTTACAAAATCGATGTACCAATGTTTAATTTGAAACAAAACAAGTATAAAAAGAAGAGTGCTAATCATTTTTTATTTCTTTGTTGAAATCTGTATTCCCGCCGCAGCCACCATTTGTACTGATTAAAGTATTCCTCTAGTGAAAGAGTCTTGTTACCCCAATAGAACCGTTCTTCTTTATTTTCGAAATAAAGATTAGTCAGCCAATTTCGAAATGAGATCATTGGGTCTCCGGTACAAGCAAATTATCATAGTAAGTAGCTGCCACATCTTTAAGATATTCCATTATAGTTTTTTCATCTACTTCAGTAAAAAATACATCATCGAAGGCCCTTAGAGGATCGATGTCTCGAACCTTTGATTCGTTGTGATGAGATTCTTTAAACTCGGGATTCCACCAAATAAAACATTGATCGTAGCCTGGCACAAAAATTTGAATGTCATAGACATCATAGGTCTTGCAGTCAAATACTACAGTGCAAAATTCCTGTCCATCAACGTCGGCAAATTCCATGAACCTTGCATTGTAACCCCAGCAGTTCCAGCAATATTCGCTGCCGCCACTGACTCGTCCTTCTGCGGCAACTATTACATCAATAAGTTTCATACAGATACATCCTTTAATAAGTCAAAAGTTAATTCGTGATCATAAACATTTGCTACAGGTTTAATCCAACCGTTATTAATACATTCACTGATAATCATCTTGTATTCTTTTGGACAACCTTGGCTGATCTCAAATCCTGCTCGTGGGGTAATCAACAATCCATCTGTTAAATTAAAGTTAGGATCTTTTGATCGTAGTGTGCGAAATCGGCTCTGACGAATTTTAAATGACATTGTGATCAAATCTTTCTTTAATTGATTTGATAGAGTTTTGAACAGTAGCGTCAATCAGACCTTTGTCAAAAGTAGTGTACGCATGCCTGGTATCTGTATTGCGAACAGCATCGATACATTCTTCAACAATTTGCCGAGCAAACGACAACTGCATTTCTGGATTGACACCGGGGTAATGACTACCCCCTGCCTCTAATTGAAATTTCTTTAATAGTTCTTTGTTCATACTTTATCTGCTCCTAATCCTACGCCATACAACTTCAAACGTATCTGGTTTCAACATAACTTCCCACCCTTGAGGAATGCGCTCAGGGAAGAGGCTTGTCTTACCGTTACTGTGTTTGTATAACTTCATTATTCAACTCCGAAATGATTTTTTATATAATCTTCTGCAATAACAGGAGTGTGTCCCCATTCAGTTTCAAGTGACACATAAACATTGGGAAATAATCCAGCACATTCGATTACAATCAGTTTGGCAAACTTTTCTTTGTCAAAAAATTCTCGTGTGTGAGTAACTCCTGTGTCCGGATTAACAATCTCAATAACATCAGTGGCTTGCTCGGCAAGTTTTTGAATTCGTATATTCATCCTGGGTAACTCGCTGACAGTACTGCACTAATAGTAGAGGAATTATCGCTCAACTTAATAAGATCATACTTACCACAAAATTTTAAGAATTGAGCACCAACCATCGGTCGATTAAGTGTTATACTTCCTTGTTCAATAGTTTCTGCAATCTTAACTTTAATGTTGTCGGGTTGTGCCGTTAGATCGACCAGTACACGATTTCTATTATAATCGTCTAATACCTTGTGCTCTTGTTTATTATGGTCAATCCATTTAGTTAACATTAGGTTATTCCAAGCGAATCCTTTGTTTTTCAAATCGCTGAAAGCTTCTTGTAATTTAGTTTTACGAACTCCGGGATAGGCACTAAACACATTGTCTGTGGGATCTCCTCGCATACATTTTTCGAACAAGATCCATTCGGGGTCAGGAATAACTTTAGGTAGTTTAGTTTTCTTATCAATAACAGGCTTACCCTTCTTGTCAAGAATTCCCTCTAGCGTATGTAATTCATCTGCTATCCCATTGTATTGATTGACATTGTCAGCCAGCAACTGATGAAAATCAGTGTCACTGCTTACAATGGTGTGGTGATCCTGAGGGTGTGCTTGGATCCATCCTGCCACCAAGTCATCTGCTTCCAACTCTTTGTGCTGGAGAACAGTACAATTGGTGCGTTCGGATAAGAAAGTTTTAAGGTCGTCAAAAGCTTCCCAAAACAGTCGATCTTCTTCTGCTTCTTTTTCTGTGAGCGCGGCTCGGGCAACTGCACGGTTCTTCTTGTAGGGTTCATAAAAATCCTTGCGCCAGCTACGACCTTCAAGGCAGAACACTACATGGTCTGCTTTTTGATCTCGCCATGCTTTGTT